AGGTGGTCAGTACGAATGGACTGAGCAGATAGAGATATCAAAAGGGTTAAAATCTTTAGCCCAGGAGAACAATGTCCTTGTTCTCTCAGCATTTCAAACAAACGAAAAAGGAGAAGCAAGATTCGCCAAGGGTATTCTTGACGCAGTTGATGCTGCTTACAGTATTCAGCACTGGGGTGATACAGAACCAGCGATTAAGTTGAAATGTGATAAGATGAGAAACGGAAAAGTAGAAGGTTTTGTATCTACAATGAACTGGGATAGTTTGAGAATCGGCCCTCAAAATGAGATAGACCCAGATGAAAGAGCCGAAATGAAAGAGGCAATGTCAACAGGAGAAAGCTCCTATGATTTATAATCCTCTGCAGCAAAGAATATGTATTGGAAAGATATCAACTAAAGACTTATTTAAGAGTATAAATTTTATAGACTTACATAATGTGAAGGGTTGGTGGGAGCGACAGCAGAATAGATTAGACATAAGACTGTACGCTTTTGTGAAAGATGTATTACAGGATGATTTTGTTAATCCAGTTATAGTATGGTATAGTGATGAAAAGAAAGAGTACGCTATACACCCAGGACTTAATAGATTAATGTTAAACAAAGTATTAAACTTTGATATGACAGCTTGGGTAATTAGTTATGATATAAAAAACTATAAAAGATTGGGACAAGTATTTCCAGGAATTACAAAATTGAAACTAGACCCCAGCGGGAATAGAGATATATCTTTAACTGCACAACATAGAACAGACAACAGATTATACGAGATAGTATTTAACGAGGATAGAATACTACCAAGATTAAGAAATGCAAACAATAGTGAAGAATGGAAAAATATATCCTCTAAAACAGGTTTTCATATATGGCACAAGAATGAGTACATTGGTGCCGTAGGAAATGCACAGGATCACTGGAATGTGAAAGATGTAGCAGGAGTATATGAACTAACACTAAAATATTATTTTAACAGGAAAACAAACAATGCTTTTATATACAGAAAGACAACTTAAACTAGCATACGAAAAGTATATACAAAATTTAATAACAACTAACAGACAAGGTATACAAATACCTTTGCCAGGATTAGAAGAGTTTAGAGAGATATTTGAAGCGGAATGGACTCAAAGATACAAGGAGATGGACAGTGGCTTATGATAGAGTAAGTAGAGAAACTGCAGAATTAGTAAAACTACCTCCTAATACTTGGTATATTAGAACAGTTGGCTGGTTATTAGAACAAGAGAAAGTTAAAGAATGTATAGGAAATGTTCCTATAAATGAAAGGTTACTGGAAAGTTTGGCAAAAGACGGAGTAAAATCTCCCATACTCTGTATGCCAAACTGGTACCCCATAGCAGGAAGTCAGAGGATGAGATGTCTTCAAGAACTTCCTGCTTTGCATGGGCAAGAAATACGGGTATGTAGATTTGATGAGGAATGGTGGTTAATGTTTCACCTATGGGGAGATGAACAAGAACGAATGAGAATAATAGCAATATGGTTCCAGATGGCAGAATTAGTATGGAAGTCAAGATACTATGAAGAAAATGGTGTAGACTCTATGGGAACAGATTATAAAGTATTTGAAAAGATAGGAGATGAGCTAGATGGGTGGAAACATAAAGAATAAGAAAGAAAACTATTTAACACCAGGCTCTCAAATGGAGTGGGGTGGTATGAGATTTAATCCTCCATATCAATGGGATGTCAGTCCTAATCGTGAATGGTTGGGATTGATGCAAATGATGTGCAGTATGGAGTTGCCAAAAAATGCTGCGATGATAGAGATAGGAACATATGCTGGTGAGTCGACATCAATGTTTGCATCTAGTGGTATGTTTAAACAGATACACACAATAGACCCTTACGACTTTCCACAAGGATGGCAAGTACTAATGGAAGCTAAAGTAAACTGTAGGTACTGGGATTACATAAAGTTTTGGAGACATTATTCATATGATTGTCATAATTGTTTTAAGAATGGAGTTTTTGATTTCGTATATATTGATGGCGACCATACAGGAGAGTCAGTAGAAAGAGACATAGACTTATTCTTACCGAAAGTAAAACCAGGTGGGTATATTGGTGGGCATGATTACAATCCAGAGTGCTGGCCTGAAGTTGTAAATGCAGTAAATAAAAAGTTCAAAGGAAAAATGATTCAAACATTTGATGATAAATCGTGGGTAACAAGAAAATAGTTCTTGACAACAATACAAAATTTTGATATAATATACATAATTATGATAGCAGAAGACTTATTAAGAGAGAAAAAGATACAGTATACCGTTAGCGGTAGGGATGCTCTCATCAAATGTTTAAACCCAGAACATGAGGATAACTCTCCTTCAATGAGAGTAGATAAAGTCACAGGAATATTTCACTGTTTCTCATGTGGTTACAAAGGTAATCTGTTTACATTTTACGGTGCACCCTCTTCTCCACTAGAAGTTCGTATGCACAGAATTAAAGAATCAATCAACAAAGTCAGGTCAGCAACTGTCGGAATCCAACTCCCAAAGGATAGACTGTCTTGGAAAGGTGGTGGAATCAGAAATATATCTGAGGAGACTCTCGCAATATGGGATGCGTTCACATGGAACGTGCCTAAGTTCGAGAATCGTATCATCTTTCCAATACGCGATATTACAGGTAAGACCGTGGCTTTAATAGGTAGAAGTCTGGACGACTTCAGCACTCAAAAGTATTATAACTACCCGCAAGGTGTAGAGATGCCGTTCTGTCCAGCAAAAGTAAAACCTATTCAAAATAGAGTTATATTGGTAGAGGGCATCTTTGATGCTCTTAACCTTTGGGACAAAGGTCTCAAGAATACAGTATGTTGCTTCGGTACACAACAAGTAAACTGGGTCAAACTAAGTCTGTTAAAACTTCAAGGAATACAAGGAGTAGACATTATGTTTGACGGGGACGAAGCAGGTGTACTAGCAGGTGAGAAAGCAAAAGACTTAGCAGAAAAACTAGAGCTAAGTGCAAGAGTAGTAAAATTACGAGATAATATAGACCCTGGCAATCTAACAAAGCCAGAGATAGAAAGATTAAAGGAAAAATTATATGGCTAAAGTAGCAATTATAGAAACAACAATGTCCAGCACGAACTGGAACAAGTACTTTGAGTTTGAACTCGACAGGTTTGCCCTGTGTTCAGATTCTAGTAAAAAGAAAATTTTGAAAAGAGATGTTGATATCGAAATCGATACTGATGCGTACGATTGGCTCATAGTTGTGGGTTCTGAACCTTTCAAAATGTTTACAAAAAAGACATCAATAACTGAGTACAATGGAAAAGTTGTTGATTCTAAGTTTTTGGCAATAATCAATCCCGCAATGATAAAGTTCAGACCAGAAGCAAAGAAGTCGTTCGAGGAAGCCGTCGAGAGCATAACGGGATATGTTAGCGGAGAACTTAAACAACTTACAATACCGAAAGACAGATGTTACGGTATACAAGAGACAGAAGAATTAAATGCGTGGCTGCAGAAAGCATTAGACCACGAAGGGGATTTCATAGCCCTTGACTCTGAGACATCAGCGTTGTACTGCCGTGATGGCTACATGCTTGGTTTCTCTATGTCCTATGAAAAAGAGCATGGTATTTATGCAGATTGTGACTGTATGGATGAAGAATCTGAACGACTCATGCAAGAAATATTTACTAAAAAACGAGTTGTATTTCATAACGCTAAGTTTGATTTACAATGGTTTGAGTATCATTTCAACTTTGAGTTTCCACATTTTGAAGATACTATGCTCATGCATTATATGTTTGATGAAAGACCTGGAACACATGGTCTTAAAACACTAGCAATTAAACACACTCCATACGGAGACTACGAAGCTGAGCTTTCCAACTGGATAGCAGACTTCAAGAAAAGAACAGGTATACTCAAAGATTCATTTGATTATAGTATGGTTCCTTTTGATGTCATGCGTAACTATGCTGCAATGGATGCCATAGTTACATTTCTATTGTTTGAAAAGTTTGAGAAAGCATTAAAGACTAATGACAAACTATACGGAGTATATAAACATATTCTAGTAGAAGGTTGTAGATTCTTGAAGTGTATAGAAAGTAACGGAGTTCCTTTTGATGCTGTGCGTTTAGAGTTTGGTGCTAAAAGAATGGGCGAGGATATAGATAAAGCAGTAAAAGCTCTGAATGAGTTTCCTGAAGTAAAACAATTTATTCAAGATAATCAAGGATTCAATCCGAATAGTACACTACAACTTAGAACGTTACTATTTGATTATTGTGGACTCAAGTCGGATAAAAAAACTGCAACGGGTGCGCTGTCAACTGATGCCGAGGTACTTGGCAACTTATCAGAGGAACATGATGTACCAAAACATATTCTAGAAGTCAGACAGAAAGTTAAAATCAAAACTACATATCTTGATAAAATTATACCAAACCTCGATAGAGATGGTAGACTTCGTACAGGTTTCAATCTTCACGGTACAACCAGTGGTAGATTGAGTAGTAGTGGTAAACTAAATATGCAACAGCTTCCAAGAGACAACCCAACAGTAAAAGGTTGTATCAAAGCAAAAGCTGGAAACAAAATAGTTGCAATGGACTTAACAACAGCAGAGGTATACTGTGCGGCTGTACTTGCAGATGACAAAGGACTTATGAATGTATTTAAGTCTGGTGGTAATTTTCATAGTACGATTGCAAAACAAGTATTCAGACTGCCAGGGGATGTTGATGACATAGCAGCAAACTTTGGTGCCCAAAGACAACAAGCAAAAGCTGTTACCTTTGGCATCATGTACGGAGCAGGACCAAAAAAGATTAGTGAACAAGTAACAAAAGATAGTGGAGAGTATTTCAGTATGCAAGACGCAGCGAATACTATCAAAGACTATTTTGAGGCTTTCCCTAAACTTCGTGAGTGGTTAGACTATCAGAAAAAATTTATTCAAGCGAATGGATTTGTATACAGTAGGTTTGGCAGAAAGAGAAGATTACCTGATGTGTTTTCACAAGACAAGGGAATCGCCTCACACGAAGTGCGTAGTGGAATTAATTTCTTAGTACAATCAGTTGCATCTGATATCAACCTTATGGGCGGTATAGATATGCAAAGATACATAGAAAAGACAGGCATGAAGTCTAAAATATTTGCACTTGTTCACGATTCCGTACTAGCAGAAGTACCTGAGGATGAGATAGAACATTACTCAGAAAAGCTTCAAGAGTTTATACAAAAAGATAGAGGACTATCAATCCCAGGAGCTCCAGTTGGATGTGACTTTGATGTTGCAGATGACTATTCATTAGGAAAGTTTGAAAAGTTATATGGAAATTAATTTTGAACCAGATTGGGATTATATGTTGGAAAAAGCTGCTAATTTTTATAGTAGAAATCCTTATGTAAATTACAATACAGGGTACACTTATGCAGACTATTCTGATAAAAGTATAGAAACATTTTTAGGCACAGGAGAGACAATATTCGGTTCACTTGGTAAAGATGGCAAAAAAACTGAAATTTGGAAAGGTACTGCGATGGGATTAAAAAAAGCAATAGTCACTAGATTTGAATGGAGATGGGAGCATACAGGGCCGAAGTATTTCCCTAGAGGAGCTAACACTTGTATAGAATGGAACTTAACCAATAAGAAAGGATATATAGTAGACCTTACAAAGAATAATAAAGTGTCAGTAGTACAACCTGAAGAAATATGGTTTTGTATGTATGGCGAAGAAAAGTATGAAAATGTTATAGATTTTTGGGCAAGAACGTGGAATTTACCAAGGACTCTAGATGACTAAATATCCAGTGTATGTAGTACATGCAGAACCAGAGGAAGTAGATAATATATTATGGCTTGAAGATCAAGTCATAGATGATAGAAATATGTTAGGAGAGAGTCTTGGAATAAGAAGACTACAGACTCCAATGAAAAGTATTTATCCATTGAAGTACCAATGTGATGATGAAGTAGCAATGTTAAAACACAGAGGAAAACACTTTGTAGATTCTAATGGATGTTATTTTTACAATGAAAAGCTTGATACAGCACCTTTAAAGTATCACAAAATTAAAAAAGTTATTAAAAAAGATGTGGCGGCAGTAGTATGGATAAAGGATATTCCTTTCCCTTTTGCTATTGCTAGACCACCAAGAGTAGAACAAACATGGGCAGGTATTCTATACAAGAGTGGAATACCTTATGCTATATGGGAGTTTACTGAAGAAAGGAAAAAAGATACATGGCGCAAGATTTAGACAAAATGGTAAAAGCACTGGAAGAAGGAGTAGTACTAGTACAGTATGAAGACCTGAGAACAGGAGAAACAAAAGAAAGAGAAATGACTTTAGTACCTGAGAATACTAGAGGTATGGATGCTCGTGCATTAAATGATGGAGATAAACTAGGTGGTAGAATACTTATGTTTGACGTTGAATTTTGTAAGTGGGCAGATATAAGAGAAGATACAATTATAAACTGGAAGAAATACTAATGTGCGGTTTTGTTGTAAGTACCGAAGGAAATAATATAGATGACATGCTAGATGCACAAAGATTTAGAGGGCCTGATGCTCGTGGTGAGACTATTAGGTACTTCAACGCATTAACATGGAGCCATGTATTATTAGATATTTCAGGAGAAAAAGAAGTTCAACCCTACATAACAAGCAAGGGAAACATAATGGTATTTAATGGAGAAATGTATGACTCTAATATACCAAATGATACTAAATTTTTGGCAGATGGTTATGAGAAATATGGATTTAAATTTATAGAGTTTACAAATTGGCACGGGTCTTTTTGTTATATGGACTATAAAAAAGGAATATGTGATATTGTAAGAGATCATTTTGGTACAAAACCTTTATGGATGAGAAGAGAAAAAAATAAAGGTATAAGTATAACGACAAGCCTAGCAAGTTTTAAAGATTCAAAAGCAGAACCTTTAACAGATAAATTTCTTGGTAATGCTATATGGATAGGAAAGAATAGTCCTTTTGAGGGAGTCAGAAAAGTAGAACCTGGACAATTGTATCATTATAACATAGCTTCAGGAGTACTAAAAAGAGGTTTAAATTTATGGGGAGGTTATAGAATAGAAAATAATCCCTTTAACCCAGAGCAGTTTAAAACTGAGTTAATAAAAGGCATAAGGAAAGTAGCAAAAAATAAACAAAAAACAGCTATATTTTTAAGTGGTGGATTAGACAGTACTTGTGCATTAGGTGTAGTAAAAGATATGGGATTAGATTTAACTGCTTATATTTGTGCATACTCTGACGAAAAAGGAGATATGTATAGACAGGAAATATTTGCAGACGAATCAAAACTAGCAATTAAGACTTGTGAAGAGTGGGGAGTTCCATATAAAGTAGTAACTCTAACTAAACAACAAAGAGATGACTACGGAAAAGCATGGCTTGAAGGCAATAATTATATATGGAATGATAATAATAGAAGAGCACCTAGATACGCTCTTGCTAAAGCAGCATCTGAAGATGGTTGTAAGGTCGTCTTGACAGGGGATAGTGCAGATGAGTTTTTTAGTGGCTATCAACATCATGCTAAAAGATACACAAAAGGTTATAATGATAGTTGGAAAGAAGAATTTCCTAAAAGAGAGCCTTGGGTACAAAGTAGCATATTTGAACACGATAAGCAAGGATTTAACTCTACACTATTTATAGACTTAATGATAACAAGTGAAAACAATGTGTTAGCTGCTGACCAGACTTGTGGGTTATTTGGAATGGAGTCGAGACCTGTGTATCTTACACAAGAATTTGCTAGATATATTTATCAACAAGATGGTAGAGTAAAGATGAAACTACATAAAGACTACTCTTCAGGAACTTATAAATATTTATTACGAGAAGTTATGAAAGACTATTTACCAAAACATATACAAGATAGAAAAAGAAAATGTGGATGGTCTAGTCCTTGGGATAATAATTCTAATGCAATGAAAAAACAAAATAAAAAAGTATGGGAAGAATGGACAAAACAATAGGATTTACTTGTGGAGCATTTGATTTGCTACATGCAGGACATATAGTAATGCTAAAAGAAGCAAAGGATAACTGCGACCATTTAATAGTAGGGCTACAAACAGACCCGAGCATTGACAGACAAGATAAGAATCAACCAGTACAATCAGTATTTGAAAGATATATACAATTAAGAGCAGTAAAGTATATTGACGAAATTGTCCCTTATGACACAGAACAAAGTTTGTTAGATTTGTTAGAAGCAACACCAATACATCTTAGATTTGTAGGTGAAGATTGGACAGATAGACATTTTACAGGAAAAGGATTACATGAAGTTTTTTACACTAGTAGAGCTCATTCTTTTTCTAGTACTAATTTAAGAAATAAGATAAATGAAAGCAGTTCTAAGTAACAGAATATACATGAGTGTAACTAAAGAGTTACATAATTCTATAGAAAAAGAACTTACTTATACTATTGCTCCTCGTATACCTTCAGACCCGCCTTTAGTATTTAAAACAATTCGTTTTATAAAAGAAGGTTTGATTTCTATACCTATCGGAAGAATGGATTTAATCCCAGATGATTACGAAATAATAGATAAGAGAACTAAGTCGCCAATAGAACATGCAGACTTTAAGTTTGATTTACGACCAAGCCAAAAGGCGGTTCATGATGAGATTAATGACAATGCTATAGTTAACGCTTGGGTAAGTTGGGGAAAGACTTTTACAGGTTTAGCTATCGCAGCGAAGCTTGGTCAGAAAACACTTGTTGTTACTCACACTACCAACTTAAGAAATCAGTGGGAAAAAGAAGTACGAAAATGCTTTGGAATTGAACCAGGCAGAATAGGTAGTGGAGACTTTAAAATTGACGCTCCTATAGTTATCGGGAATATTCAGAGTTTATACCGAAAAATGGACGACATAAAACAAGAATTTGGAACATTGATTTTAGATGAAATGCACCATGTTAGTAGTCCTACTTTTACTCGTATAGTAGACGAAATGCCCACTCGTTATAAGATAGGACTTACAGGAACATTAGAGCGTAAGGATGGAAGGCATGTAGTTTTTAGAGATTATTTTGGTAACAATATTTTTAAACCGCCAAAAGAAAATTATCTTACTCCTTCTGTACATATAGTAAAATCAGATATAAGATTTTTAGATGGTTCGTTTACGCCATGGGCAGAAAGAATCAATGACTTAGCATATAAAGAAGAGTATGTACATAGTGTGGCTATGGTTGCTGCAAAATATGCTGCTTTAGGACATAATGTATTAGTAGTATCAGATAGAGTATTATTTTTAAAAGCATGTGCTAGACTAGTAGGAGATAATGCAGTATCAATTACAGGGGATATGGATTTTCAAGAAAGAGAAGATACTATGAAACTAATAAAAGGTAAAAATAAAAACATTTTATTTGGAACACAGTCTATTTTTTCAGAGGGAATATCACTAAATGAGTTAAGTTGTTTAGTATTAGGAACGCCAGTTAACAATGAGCCTCTTCTCACGCAGTTAATAGGTAGAGTTATAAGAGAACAAGAAGGAAAAATACAACCAGTAGTGGTTGATATACATTTAAAAGGAAAAACAGCAACCCGCCAAGCCAATGCTAGGATGGGTTACTATATAAAACAAGATTATGAGGTAAAAATATTATGAATGAACCAAGAGAAATTACTCTAAACATAGAGGAAATGCGAAAAAATAAAGTATTTTTAGCTACGCCTATGTATGGAGGTATGTGTCATGGACTATATACTAAGTCTTTGATGGACACAACAGGGACAGCTTTATCCCATGGATTATATCTACAAATATACTATATGTTTAACGAAAGCTTAATTACTAGAGCTAGAAATTATTGTGTAGCTAATTTTTTAAAGAGTGAGTGCGAATACTTACTTTTTGTAGATAGTGATATTGCATGGGGAGCTATGGATTTGATGTACATGTGGCATCTAATCTCAGAAAACCCCGAAAAGTACAGAGTACTATGTGCTTTATATCCTAAGAAAACTATAGCTTGGGAGAAAGTACTACATGCAGCAAAAAGCGGCGCATATGACGATGATCCTAGAGGACTAGAAAAGGTTGCAGGAGATATGGTATTTAATCCTTTACAGGATGAGTACCCAGGTGGACAAGCTCCTATATATGAACCTGTAAAAATTAAAGAAGGTGCAACAGGATTTATGCTTATTCATAGGTCTGTATTTGAAGAATACGATAAAGCTCACCCAGAAAGATTATATACTCCTGACCATTTAAGAGAAGGAGAGTTTGACCGAGGCGAACAGATTATGGCATATTTTGATTGTATAATCAATGACCAAAACAGATATTTAAGTGAAGATTATATGTTCTCGGAAACTGTAAGAGCATTGGGTATAGATATATGGGCACTGCCTATGGTAGAATTAATGCATTCTGGAAGTTACATATATCAAGGTAGTTTAATTAAAATGGCACAAGCGGGAGTACACGCTACTTTAGACCCAGCAGATGAAAAATTACTAAGAAAAGCAAGTAAACAAGGTGGCCATATTCAGCAGAAACCTCCTTATGGTGCTGAGAAAAATAGTTCTTGACACAATCTTAAAAATTTGTTATAATATGTTACTATTTAATTGGAATAAGATAATGAGAGTAAGCGAAGGAAGTGTTGACGATATAATACAAATCCTTCGCATTATGACTTATAAGATTCAACCAAAAAATTACTATGATAAGACATTTAAGTTTTATCAGCATCGTTTCGGCGGCAAGTCGTATCTCCAAAATCCGAGAGAGCTACTTGAAGTTGGGCGCACATTTAGTGATAGAGAAGTTGTAGAGTATGCAGGTGTCGCATCCTTTCGCAATTATCACGACTATGTGAATACTAAAGACACCACACTAGACTGTTTGTTATCACCGATATCAGACAAAATTATAAAAAATAACAGACTGCTTGATATAAAGGATGGTCGGATTACCTTTATGTTCGAGGAGACAATGGAGAAATAAAATGGCAATTGGATTCAACCAAACCAAGGGCTCAGCCCAAAAAAACAAAATAGAAACATATAACTACGCAGGTAAAGAAGACCACCACGTAAGACTGGTAGGAGACTTACTTCCTAGATATGTGTACTGGATTAAAGGAGAAAATGGCAAAAACATTCCTATGGAGTGCTTATCTTTTGACAGAAACTCTGAAACATTCAACAATGTAGAACATGACCATGTTCGAGACTTTTACCCTGATTTAAAATGTGGATGGAGTTATGCCATTCAGTGTATTGACTACGCCGATAAATCTATAAAAGTTCTTAATCTAAAAAGAAAGTTATTTGACCAAGTTATAGTAGCTATGGAAGAGTTGGGAGACCCAACAGATCCAGTTACTGGTTATGACATTCATTTCAAGAGAAAGAAAACTGGCCCACAGGTATTCAACGTAGAATATCAGTTAGCAGTTCTTAAGTGTAAGCCAAGAGAGATGGAAGATTGGGAAAAAGAATTAACTTCAGGACTTAAGTCTATGGACGAAATTCTTGTTAGACCAACAGCAGATGCTCAGCTTGAACTATTGAGAAGAGTTAACAATCAAGAAGGTGGAGAAGTATCAGAAGATATATCTAGCGAGTTTGACGTTTCATGATTTTATATACAGCAGACTGGCATATTAAGCTTGGACAAAAGAATGTACCTGTAGCGTGGGCTTGCTCTCGCTATGAGTTATTTTTTCAACAAGTACAGGAAGCTGTAGATAATCATGATGTAACTCTTCATATCATTGGTGGGGACTTGTTTGACCGAGTCCCTTCCATGGATGAGATTACTCTGTACTTTGACTTTGTAAAAAGACAAACAGTAGAGACAATTATCTATGATGGCAACCATGAAGCCACTAGAAAGAATCAAACTTTCTTTGATAACTTAAAAAGAGTAACTAATCAACTTAACCCACTAGTAAGTGTGGTTACAGAAACATACTATAAAGACGACTGGTGTATACTACCTTACGCAGATTTACACAGAAAAAATAGTATAGAAAATATAGATGCAGATTATCTATTTACCCATGTGCGTGGAGAAATACCGCCACATGTTATGCCCGAAGTAGAACTAGAAAGATTTGATAAGTTCAAGACGGTTTTTGCAGGAGACTTACATGCTCACGAGAATACTCAACGAAACATTGTGTACCCTGGAAGCCCTATGACTACATCATTTCATAGAAATATAGTTAAGACTGGATATCTAATTATAGACGACAATTGGGACTGGACATGGCATGAATTTGACTTGCCCCAGTTACTAAGAAAGACTATCGAAGACCCAGCGGGTATGCAACAAACAGATTTCCATCACACTATTTATGAAGTTACAGGAGATGTACAGGATTTAGCCAAAGTCAAAAACTCAGACCTTCTTGATAAGAAAGTAGTAAATAGAACAGTAGATGCACGACTAGATTTAAGTGGAGACTTGACTATGTCGGACGAATTAATTAAATATCTACAAGAGATACTGTCTCTTGATGATGAAAAAGTAAAAAACATTATAGGAGTATTCAATGATTATTCTTCAGAAGTTGAAGTGGGATAATTGTTTCTCATATGGCGAAGGCAATGAATTAGACCTTTCCAAAGATACACTCACACAACTAGTCGGAACAAACGGCGTAGGTAAATCTTCCATACCTTTGATTTTGGAAGAAGTATTATTTAACAAAAATAGTAAAAATGTTAAAAAGGCGGATATAGCAAATAGATATGTTAACCAGGGTTATGATATTAGTCTCGACTTTACTGTCGATAGTAGCTTATATAGTATTGCTGTTAGTAGGCGTACTAACCTCAAATGTAAGTTAACAAAAGATGGCGAGGATATAAGTTCTCATACAGCATCAAACACTTACAAAACACTCGGGGAAATACTGGGTATTGATTTTAAGACGTTTTCGCAATTAGTGTACCAAAATACTAATGCTTCATTACAGTTTTTAACAGCAACAGATACAAATCGTAAAAAGTTCTTAATTGACTTACTAAAATTAGATGACTATGTAGCATACTTTGACACATTTAAAGAAGCAGTACGTGTTGCTTCTAGTGAAATGACAAGTGAGACTGCAAAAATTGCAACAATCGAAAAATGGTTAACAGACAATATTCTCGAAGATAGTTCCATACTTGATAAAATGATTTTACCAAAAATGTCAGAAAAAGACGAAGAATCTTTGCGTTCTTTACAATACGAATTTGAAAATATCTCGGAAAAGAATAAAAAAATAAATCTGAATGAAAATCTAAAAGAGCAGTTAAAAGCAATAGACCTTGATAAAGCAAAAATGCAGTTAACAAGCTATCCCGAAGAACAACCTTATATAGAACATTTAGAACAAGTACAGACACTCAAAGTTGAGAGTCTAAAAGAGAAAGAAATGGTAGACAAATATGTAGACCTAATGTCTCAGACAAATGCAGAGTGCCCTACTTGTAGCCAGACTATAGACAATGAGTTTGTAACTAGTCAGTTAGAAAAACATGAGAGCAAACTTGACAGAATTAAAAAAGAGTTGAAAGAACAAAAACAACTCACAGATACAATCGGTAAAGAGAATGAGATACATAAACAAGCAAAACGGAATATCAAACAGTGGGAGAATATCTACAGGTCTATTGACATTGAACTCCCGGAACAAGCAATCAACGCAGAAGAAACCCAAGAACAAATTGAGAAACTTCGTACAAAAATTGCCACTGTTAGGTCGTCTCTTCAAGAGGTCATAGATGAGAATACTAGAAGAGAAAGACATAATACGAGAATTGGAATCATTCAAGAGCAAACAGCACAATTTGAGGCAGACCTTAGTAAGTCTAAGTCTAGACTTGAGAGTGCAGAAAGCAAATTGGCGATACTTGAAACACTTAAGAAAGCTTTCTCGACAAACGGACTCCTTGCATATAAAATAGAGTCATTAGTAAAAGAGTTAGAAATTCTTACAAACGAATATCTAGCAGAGTTTAGCGATGGCAGATTCGCCATCAATTTTGTAGTGGAGAACGATAAATTAAATGTGGAAGTCTCAGATAATGGCAATATTATTGACATTCTTGCTCTTTCTAGCGGCGAGTTAGCTAGAGTAAATATTGCAACATTAGTATCAATTAGAAAGTTAATGACTTCAATTAGTAGAAGTCAAATCAATGTTCTTTTCCTTGACGAAGTGAATCAAGCTTTAGATGAAGTTGGAAAAGAAAAAGTAGTGGAAGTATTATTAAAAGAAGAAAATTTAAATACTTATATGGTATCGCATGGTTGGACTCACCCATTACTAGAGAAAATAGAAATTACAAAAGAGGATAATATTAGTTATCTTGAATAGCAACACAAAAGTATATCTTGACACGAAACTTAAAAAGTGTTATAATATATGTCTTATGGAGAAGAAATGAAAGTAGAAATTTATAGTATACCAAATTGTACTTATTGCAAAAAAGCTAAGTTTTTAGCTGACCATGTAGATCAAGTAACTGAGGTATCATATAAAATGATTGGTGTAGATTTTTCTGCGTCTGACGTTAGGGAATTATTCCCAGGAGCAAGAACATTTCCACAAATACTAGTAGACGATAAACATATCGGTGGCTACGTAGAGTTGGAGAAGTTAATTGGTTAATAGCAGACAAAAAGGAAACAACGCAGAACTTAAAGTAGCAGAGATGCTTCATAGAATAACAGGAGAAGCTTTTACACAGACTCCTGGCAGTGGTAGTGGTAAAATAAAAGGGGACTTAATGATTCCTCATAAAAATAATAAGTTTACCATAGAAGTTAAATTCTATAGAGATATGGCATTTAACCACAAAATATTTACTCAAAAGAGTAATACCTTTGTAGGGTGGTGGAATAAATTAGTAATACAGGCTGAACAGATGAACCAAGAGCCTTTACTTATATTCAAAGAAAATCACTCTCAATGGTACGTGGCAACGACAAGAAAGCCATGTTACAAAAAACATATGTATATTAATTGGCTAGGGTGCTATGTTACCTTTGCTGAGAAATTTTTAGAAACACAAAACTTGGAATTTACAAATGGCGATACAATTTATGAACCATGGAAAAGCGACCCCGAACGGGAATTTACTGATTGTTGATGGACTCAATCTAGCTTTTCGATGGAAACACCAAGGGACTACAGACTTCGAGCATGAATATGTTCGTACAGTTCAGTCTCTTGCAAAGTCCTATAACTGTGGAGAGATAGTCGTATTAGGCGATGGCGGTAGTAATTATCGTAAAGAAATCTATTCAGAGTATAAAGCAAATCGTAAAGAACGATATGCAGAACAAACTCCTGCTGAAGCAAAAGAATTTGAAATGTTCTTAGCAGAGTTTTCAACTACGCTTAAAACTTTATCTCGTAAGGGTTATCTTACGCTAAAGTACGCAGGTGTAGAGGCTGATGATATAGCCGCACTTATTACACAGAATCGAGAGCAACTAGGTCTTGATGAGATATGGATGGTGTCATCAGATAGAGACTGGGATTTACTAGTCGATAGTAACATAAGTAGATTTTCTACAGTTACTAGAAAAGAAACAACACTCCTAAACTGGGACGAGCATTATGACTTTGACCCTGAGTACTTTTTAACGTATAAGTGCTTAACTGGAGATAAAGGAGATAACGTTCCTGGTGTTGATGGAATCGGGCCTAAGAGAGCTACACAGATTATTCAACAGTATGGAGATATCTTTGATATTATGGCGAGTTTACCAATGGAAGGAAAGTACAAATTCATTCAGAACTTAAATGAGTTCGGAAGTGAAGGCTTAGAAATTGGTATTAAACTCATGGACTTAACTTATGACGTAGACGGAGCTGTCTTAGGTCATTCACAAGAAATTATAGGATTAGTAGAAGATTATGTCAGTAAAAATTGATTTTAGTAAAGATTCTCTCTTAGATGAGTTTGCACTTGCAACTCTAAAAGATAGATACATGATACCAGGTGAAACATCACCACAGGAAGCTTTTGCTCGTGCAGCAGAAACTTTTGCAGATGATGATGACCATGCACAAAGACTATATGACTATGTAAGTAATCTATGGTTTATGTTTGCAACACCAGTGTTATCTAATGGAGGTACCCGAAGAGGTTTACCTATTAGTTGTTTTTTAAATTATGTAGATGATAGTAGAGAAGGCATCACAGACCATTTTACGGAAAATGCTTTCTTATCATCTTTTGGAGGAGGTATTGGTGGTAGTTGGAGTGATGTTCGTTCTATAGGAAGTAAAACATCAAAAGGCTCAGAGTCTACTGGAGTAATGCCTTTCATGAAAGTTGTAGATGCAGAAATGTTGGCATTTAGCCAGGGGGTAACTAGACGGGGTAGTTACGCTTCTTATCTACATATATCACACCCCGAAATAGAGGAGTTTCTTGATGTACGAAAGCCTACAGGCGGTGATATTAATCGTAAGTGCACTAATCTGCACCATGGTGTTGTTATCTCTGACGCCTTTATGGAGCGAATACACAATGCTGGAAAAGTCGATAATTTCGATGATAGCTGGGACTTGGTGGATCCTCACTCTCAGAAGGTCGTAAAAACAGTCAGTGCTAGAGCATTGTGGGTTAAACTCTTACAAAATAGAATGGAAACAGGAGAGCCTTACATTATGTTTGAAAATGCAGTACAGAATGAGCTGCCTGATTTCCAAAAAAGAAAAGGATTAAAAGTTCATCATAGTAATCTATGTAGTGAGATTACTCTTGCTACAGACGAAGAAAGAACGGCAGTATGTTGTCTTTCATCTGTAAACTTAGAGTATTATGATGAATGGAAAAATCATCCTGCATTTATACCAGACTTAGTTCGTATGCTTGATAATGTATTGTCAGATTTTATTGCCAATGCACCAGAGCAGTTAGATAGAGCCAAATTCAGTGCTATGAGGGAGAGAAGCATTGGATTAGGCGCCATGGGATTCCATGCATATCTACAAAAGAATGGTATGCCATTTGAAAGTGCAATGGCAGGCGGTGTTAACTTAGAGATGTTTGCATACATTAAAAGTAAAGCCGACCAAACTACTAGAGAATTAGCAATAGAAAGAGGGGCATGTCCAGACGACGACACAGCTTCAGTAAGAAATGCACACTTACTAGCGATAGCTCCTAATGCAAGTTCGAGTATTTTATGTGGTAACACTTCTCCAAGTATAGAGCCATTTAGAGCAAATGCATATACTCAGAAAACAAAAACAGGTAGTAACTTAGTAAAGAATAAGTATCTTGATAATATTATTAGAGAAAAGTCTGCTACCGAGCAAGAGTATACTGAGCATTGGAGAAGCGTAGTTGCTAATAAAGGAAGTGTCCAACATCTAGATATACTAGAAGAGTGGGACAAAGATGTATTCAAGACTGCTGTAGAAATTAATCAATCTTGGATTATTGAACATGCTTCTGTGAGACAACAATTTATTTGCCAGTCACAGAGCGTAAACTTATTTTTCCCGCCTGACGTGAATAAAGCAGACTTGCATAATATTCATATGTTAGCATGGGCAAAAAATTTAAAAACATTATATTACCTAAGGAGTGAAGCAATCAGTAGAGCTGATAATGTTACTTCTCAGGCTAAAAGAGAGATAATCTTTGAACAATCAGATTGTCTAAGTTGCGAGGGATAAATGAGCAAACTATTAGAAGAAAGAGATTATTATAAACCTTTTGATTATCCTTGGGCGTTTGAGTTTTATAAAAAACAACAACAAATGCATTGGCTACCTGAAGAAGTACCACTCCAAGATGATATCAAAGACTATAATCATAAACTATCAGAAGGCGAAAGAACACTTATAGATAATATATTTAAGTTCTTTACACAAGCTGATGTGGACGTATGTTGTGGTTATGCAAAGCATTACTTACCAACATTTAAACAACCAGAAATAAGAATGATGCTAGTAAGCTATGCTGCTATGGAAGCAGTACACCAAGAAGCATATTCTTTATTATTGGAAACATTAGGAAAATCAGATGAGCA